GGGTGCTTTCATTTACTTCATCCAGCGGCTGCGAATCACCCGTCGAACGGAGGGAGCAGCTGAGGGCCACAGCCCCTCTTCACTTGGCTTGCCAATAAAAAAGCCACCTTGATCGGTGGCGTTCTCTGATGGTTTGACTGACTGCGCGGGCGGCTCTGGCGGTTCTGGTTCAATGGCGTCTGATCCTTGTAGCGCTTTATTCATGTGCTGTTCAATATCGGGTTCGTCGGACTTGTCTGGCAGCGGTACGCCATACGCGCCCTGCAGAAATTCCGGCGATTCAAAGCCAGGCTGCACCGGAAACAAGCCATCCATGCGGATCTCGGGTGGCTCAGCCCCCACGGGAATGCCGAGCTGACGTTCAAGCTCCAACCAATGGCGTTCTTCAAAGCGATCGAGTCCCGCCAAGCTGGCTGCCGCTCGGGCATAGACATAACAGTCCAGCGCCTCGTTGCGCTCGCGAATCTTTTGCCATTCCCGAAAAGAAAACCCGTTGCGGTCACGCCGGGTGATCAGTTGCTCCGAGCACAGCTGCTGAACGTATTCAGCATCGACTTGCGGCAGGTGCACATAGCCTTTGGGGAACACAATTTCCCCATCCTCAGTCACCTCCACACTTTTGCGCAGGTGGTTAAAGAGCTCGAGCTTGGCGATGCCGCCCACCACGGCGTAGACCCGCAGGCCGCGGCGCAGGCGTTTGCCGTTGGTGGTCATGTCCACCGCTGTGGGCAAGCCCACCAAGGCCGCACCTCTGGCCACGCCCTTCATGGGTAGGAGCCTGGGGTCGTGTTGGCTGCGCACAAACGCATAGGCTTCTTGGGTGGCATAGCCCGTGTCCAGACCCATGCGCACCAGACGCATCGGCACACCGCTGATGTGCGTCCACCGCTCTTGCAGCATGTCGCCCAAACGGCGCCAAACCGAGTCACGTGCCGTGTCGCCCTCGAGCACCCGGTGCTCGATCAGCCAAGCATGTTGCTCGCGCCCAAAACCCCAGACCGACACCTCGATACGGTCCTTCTGGATGTCGATGCCCGCGGAAAGCAGCAAGGCGCCATAGGGGATGGTGCCGATGCGGTAAGCCTCGCGGCGCTCAAGCAGGCGCTGCCACTCCGGCGTCTCGCCTTGCTCCACCCAGGTCTCACCCAACTCGGTGTTCTTGAAGGCCTTGAGCGCCACGGCTGAGCCTTGGGCCAAGTCCCAGGCTTGGGCCACTTCCTTCCAGCTGCGCCACCCCACAGGGCTGTACAAACTGGAGAGGTGAAAGCCTGCCGTTCGGCCCTGCCCCGGACACGTGGCAATCCAGCGCCCAGCCTCGAGCATTTGGGTTTTGGCGTGCTCCTCAATGGGTTTGTCGCAGGACTCGCACAGGTAGTGCGTTGTTTCGTGTTTCCCCTTGGTCCAACTCAGGCGCTCAAAGCGCAGGCGCTGTTCATGGCCGCAGTGCGGACACGGCACCATGAAGTGGCGTTGGTCAGACTGCTCGAACTCGCGCTCGATGCGAGAAGCCCCGGAGATGGTGGGTGTCGAGACAATAAAAATCTTGCGCCGAGCAAAAGTGCGCGTGCGCGCCTCGGCCAGCGAAATCGCGTCACCTTCACCATCCACATCCCCGGGGTAGCCGTCCACCTCGTCTAGGAACAAATAACGCACGGGCATCGAACGCAGGCCCACAGCACTGTTGGCACCCGTGAGCACCAAGACACCACCGCGAAACTCTTTGGAGAGAATGGTGTTGCCCGAGTCGCGCGAGCGCGCCGGGGAAATCAACGAGGACAGCGTGTTACTTTCCTCAATCAGCGGATCAATTCGCTGCTTGGAGTTGCGCTTGGCCATCTCCACCGTGGGCGCTACGGCCATCATCGGGCCCGGCGCCATGTGGATCACATAGCCGATCCAGTTGTTGCCGCACTCGGTGCCACCAATCTGCGCACCCTTCATGAACACCACCCGCTCCACCGGTGAGGAGGGCGAGAGGCAGTCCATGATTTCTCGCAGATAGGGGGTGCGTGAGGTGCGCCAGCGGCCCGGCTCAGAAGCCGACTTGGCCGACAGCATCCGGTACTGGTCTGCCCATTCCGAAACGCTGAGCAAGGGGTCCGGGGTCAGTCCTTCGCGCCATGCCTGCGCAATCGCCTCCCAGCCGTCGTAGTGTTCCAGCACATCGTGCTTCCTGTTGAATTTGAATTTGAATTCACTCGATTGCTCAATTGATTTGCACGGCCATCTCGCCAATCTCAATCAGCTGCTGACGCACCGCGCTTTCCAGCAGCGTGTACATCCGGTGCGGCGGCACCTGCAAGTCCGAGGCCATTTGCAACGCCACACGGGCGGGCCAGTTCAACCACGCTTCCCGCTCAGAACGGGCCATGCGGTAGACGTGCGCCACGGCCTCAGGGCGGTCCACCAGTTCGCCCTTGAGGCGAGACAAGCGCACCTTGTTGGTCTGCGCCTTGAGCACCTCGTTGGCGGTGCGCGCTTGCAGCAGCGTCGTGTTGCCACCAGTGCCGCCAACAGCGCCACCCATTCCGCTTCCACTTCCACCACCCCCATGTGTCGTGACCCCGGAATCCGCCAGGGTTTGCTTAACACCTTGGATCGCTTCGTTGGGCACTGGACGGTGCACGCCCCGTTGCTGGGCACTGTCGGTGTTGAGTTGCCACTCCTGATCGGCCCGCGCCACATCAATGGAGCCATCGGCATTGGGCGTGATGCGTCCCGTACTGACCGCCTTTCTCACCGCCCCATCGGAGACACCCCGGTAGCGGGCATAAGCGCGCATGGACATGGTCTGGCTCATGGCGCTTTCCTGTCAAAACGATTGAATAAATCAGGCAGCGTGACTGGCTTAGGAACGAAAGAAACGAACGAGCGAGCAAATAAGAAAGTGCTACTTGGTGACTCGGATGTACGGATCAAATTGATTGCTATCTCGGCTAAGAAGCTTCACATAACGTGTCGCCATTTCTCAGTTTCTGCGACACGTTGGCATCTCGTGTCGATATTTCCACGTTTCTGCGACACGTTGGCATCTCGTGTCGCCGTGTGCGACACATCAGGTTCACTCACCAGGGCTGTCGTCCCACCAAGATGGCCTGAATGATCTGCGGATCCAGCACCCATCGCTCCTGTCAAAACGATTGAACAAATCTGGCCGTTTTTTGCGCATGTTTACACATATTCACGCGTGTTTAAGCGTGTTTTGGGGTGCGTGCGAGCAATGACGGGGCCATGAGCGGCTTGACGCCCCGAGTGTCCGACTGAATACGTCTGAGACTGCAGCAGCACTTGATCTTGTTCGCGAATGAAGCGTTCATAGCGCTGTCAATCAACCACCCTTTTTTTGGAACGCTTCATGAACCACCACAGCAAAACCAACGTCACCCCCGCCCCCGCTTTGCTTTTGGCGCAAATCGCCCTTGAGCACCTTTTTGTGCCAACCCTGCAGACCCGTCACTTGGACCGCCTGGACTTCCATGAAGTGGCGGTTTGGGGGATTGAGGCGGCGCTGCAGGCCGCTTATCAAGCAGGCCAGCAGGCTTGCCAGCCCAAGAAATCAAAGGTCGCCAAGAAAGAGACCGAAAGCGCTTGAGCAGCGTCATCCACAACTGATTCATCACATCACCATTTTTAAAAGGAATTCACATGTCACTGAGCCCAACCCAGCAGCAAGTTCTGGAGGCTGCACTTGGACAGCCAGAACACGTTTTGTCGGCATTCCCTGCCCACGTCAAAGGCGGCGCACGCACCAAGGTACTCACCGCCTTGGCCAACGCCGGCCTGATTGGCGAGCACGTCGACTCACAAAAGGGACGGCCGATTTACGCCATCACGGCAGCAGGCCTTAAAGCACTGGGTATTGACTTGGCTGATGCACCGTCCAATGCATCCACCCAGACGCCACGCCTGCGTGACGGCACCAAACAAGCCATGCTGATTGCTCTTCTCAAGCAACCCGAAGGCGTAACGCTGGTCCAGATGGCTGAGGCCAGTGGCTGGCAAATCCACACCATTCGGGGCTTCATGGCCGGAAGCCTCAAAAAGAAACTGGGCATGAACGTGGTCTCCGACAAGCTGCACGACCAAGCCCGCAAATACCGCATCGCCTGAGGAGCCCAGATGTCCAACAGAACCACGACGACCACCATGACCACCATGACCATCACCATCGAGCGCAAGCTCCTGACGCTCACCATCGAAGGCGCGCCCCTTGTCGTGCAAGAACTCAGTTTGCGGCTGCCCTTTGCAAGAAAACCCGCCGACATCACCGACATGGCAGTTACCGGTGACTACGTGGTCTACGTCACCGAGACGCGCACCATGACGCCTGAAGAGTTCGACGGTTTTAGCCTCAACTTCTTCACCTCCCGCGATTGGCTGGCAGGCAAGGGCGGATATGCAGACCAAGGCAGGCTGTGTATCGAAGTCCACGCACCCGGCAGGCCCTACCTCTACGTCGATCCATCAGGATCGAATTACTGCCGGTATGTCGCACGTTTAGGTTGATCGCCCAATGGCAATCAACCCCCTGTCGCTATGACCACCTGAGCGGCTTTGTAAGCCACTGCAACATCCCTCAGGGCTGAGCAGCGCCCGTATCGGTTTCATGTGACACACTGGCTTGCAATAGACCAGCTTGCACTAGACGGGCCTGCTCCAGGCTGGCCCCATCACTGCTGCGCACCGCCTTGTTGCCGGTGTAGTCCTCCCAGCGTTTGATGATCACATCCACGTACTTGGGATCGAGCTCCATCAGCCTGGCTTGGCGGTTTGTTTTCTCGCAGGCAATCAGCGTGGTGCCAGATCCGCCAAACAAGTCCAACACGGTGTCCCGGCTCTTGGATGAATTTTTGACAGACCGCTCAACGAGCTCGACCGGCTTCATGGTCGGGTGCAAATCATTGACGCGAGGCTTGTTGTAGAACCAGACATCCGCCTGGTTGCGGTCCCCACACCAGAAGTGGTCTGAGCCCTGCTTCCAGCCGTACAAGATAGGTTCGTACTGGCGCTGATAGTCGGCCCGGCCCAACGTGAAACTGTACTTTGCCCAGATCACAAAGGTGGACCACTTGCCGCCGGCATTGAGCCAAGCCTTTTGCAAGG